TGATTTCTAAAAGCAATCGCCTGCTCTCTAACCAAAGGATGAGACTGATCCCCTACCTGAATAATTCTATCTAATGCCCGTTCAGCAACCTCTTCGGGAGTAAATCCGCCAAAGTCTTTGGTTGCTACTTGAATCCCGCTAGACTCACCTAGCCCTTGTACGCTAATCATTTGACTGGATACCTCACTTGTCCACTTCTGTAAGAGTCTTGACGTTCTTTAGCATCGCCTAATTGTTTCAGATCTGCCATGGCTGCGTCATATCTTGTTTTATACAAAGTAACCGCATCAGCGTCTGATTTCATAAAGTTAGCGGCTTCTATAAGAGCGCCATATAACAATACCGAATCAAAGTTATCCCCAAGCCAGGAAGTCCCTGCGGTCACAATAGACGCTGGGTAGTAGAAATAATGAAGTTCTACAGCGTAATTGGCGTCTGGAGTAGGTCCTAATATAAAGGTGTTATCGTCAAAAATAGCGTAATACTGAGGCTCTCCATAAAAAGCCGCATCCGTATCTGGGTAGGATTCACGGATAAAGTTAACATCTTTGTTAAGTAGGTAGTGGTACTCATTTGCCGCATTAATCACCGCAAGACTAAAGGTAGCCAGCCAATCAGACGGGGTTGCTAAATACTTATTACCGCTGCTTGTAGATCCTGTAACGTTCTTACGGAAAGCAGGCATCTGCACCGTGTTATAGATGCGTTGTTCTGCAAGCTGTACAAACCTAGCAATCTGGTCAGCAGACGTAAAAGAGCCTACTGTTGCTGGGAAATCATTCTCAGCAAACCCTTTAATTGCAGAAGTTAACTGCGTGTAATTCATCCCATCTTCCCGCTAGACATTCTGCCTTTGGTTGCTGCACCAGCACCACGCATCTCAATCTTGCCGTACTTATTAACGCCCTTACCATGATTCTTGCTAATGCCATCAACGGAGATATTCATTTCTGACATATCTTTAGACCCAGTCATGCCTTTGGAAGACAGCCCTTTAGCAGAGATTGTTTTGCCTTTCATGGTATGTGGAGGAGCATAGACTTTAGCGTCTCCTACCTCTTTGCCCATTACTTTTTTAGAGTAGTTAGCCATTATCGACCCCTTCCAGCACTTTTCCGCATCATGCCTTGGTTCTTAACCTTAGCTAGATTACGTCCCATTTTCTTCATGTCCATTTGGTTTTTACCACCCATCTTGGGTTTGGCTTTCATACCAAGAACAGTAGGACCTGAGTCACCTAAATTTTTGCCTTCAGTCTTGCCTTTTTTGGCTACTCCGTCTGCGTCTTTCTTAAACATTTTCAACTCCTTATGTTGTTGTTACCGTTACACTTCCTACCAAACAGCTTGGGGCAAGATCATTAGGAGTTAGTCCGTCATCTCTAGCACCACCAACAGGGTTCCATCCCCATTGAAATATTCTACTACCGCCCTCTGGATAACCAACACCTTGTAACGTATTGTCGTTAGATCCATTTAATTGCAAACCACTTGTTCCAGATACCGTATAGCTTACATCAGGGCGTGGCTCCCGTACAGCCTGTGGGTCATCCACTGGATACATACCTAACGACAACTGCGGTTGATCTGGATCCCAACAACTAGGGCAAACCTTAATGTTCTTTATCTGTTGCTTAACAACTAACTTCTTAAGCTCCTTTAGCTTATACCGCTGACCACATCGGTCACATTCGGCAATTGCAAATTTGCCACTACTATATTTATTAGGCATAGAAGGTCGTCCTAGGAACGAACCTAGAAGCGGCTTTCTCTCTGTCCTCCGTAGAAGCCATGAGCCACTGCTCCTCGTATTCTTGCTTTAAAAATTGCACCCGTGCTTGTCCGTCTGGTAACTTTTGAGCCATATAGAAAGCCAATCCAGCCACCATACAAGGTAATAGGCGAAAGGGAATATCAGGTTCTACAGCTCCATTAGATCCAGCATCCTGTATCCTACGCAACCTCCAATACACAAAAGTATAAGGACCACCGCCAGCGTCAGGTGTGGGCCAAACATTAATTGCAGGAAGGTTCTGTACTGTTAAAAGATTGTTAACACCAGCTGTATGACCTGCGGCAGTTGTGCCGTTTTGACCACGATAGCAGTTGGTTAGTACATTTCCTACAACGTTGGCGTAACTGATAGTCTCGTTATCTATTTTGACAAATCCACCAATAGGTAAAGCACTGGCATCGCTAACCGTGATTGATGTATCCGTTGCATTAATTGACTGTGCTAAGTACACTGCGGTTGAATTAGACTGCCCTGACTGGCGGTTAAACCAGACCTGAATAGGACGCCCAGTAGTTAATTTATTGGGGATAGTCGAGTAAGTAGACTCTGAAATACGGCTGATATTAATGTCAATCTGGTTGCTAGTAACACCGTTATTCTGACGTACTACATGATCTAAAAGGTCAATTGTATTAATTGGCACTGGATAAATAGCTTGCCCAGTCACCATTGCAATCTGCCCCTGCTCAATAGTCCAGAGGTTAATACCACGGTTAGCCCACTCAATAGTCAATAGGTTTAAGGATCTGCGGGCAGTCCGCATATCGTAACCAGTACGAAGCTCTGAGCCACAACGCTCAAATGCCTCTTCAATGAGGTTATTAAGGTCTAGATTAAAAGTGGTTGTGCCTGAAGTACTCATATCTTCCTATATGGTTTTACTTTTGCTTTTACCTTTTGTGGCTGGGGCACGAACTGTTTTCCCTGTGCTTTTCCCGCCCGCTTTGCTTTTGTTGTTGCTGCGTACTCCTGCGGGCTTAGGGCTTCGATTGCCTTTTTTGGCAGGTATCTTTCCCCCGTCTCGGACGACTTCTTCCCTGATTTGGTTGTCCACTTCTGGTCTCCCCAAGCCTTTAAAGAACGCTGAGATTTTGCTAAACCACTCATTTATAGCCACCGCCAGCCGCCTTATATTTTTTAGCTACCAACTGCGCTTTACGAGCTGACCATTGACCTGCGCCAGTACCATGTGTTGCAGCTGCTTTTACCTGAGAAACAATCCGCTTACGCAAGCTGGGTTTAGTGTAATTACCCGCAGCATTGACCTTACCGCCTTCTTTATACTCAGTAAAATCAGTATCATCCCTACGAGCTTTACGCTTAGGTTTACCCATTTTAGTGGGCATAATTGCACCCATACCACGAGACGCTCTCATGCTCTAGTCTTCCCTCGAATAGCACAACCATCCGCACGTTTAGAAGCGGAGGGTACCTTACCGCCTGCTTTCATGCCTTGGTTTGCTTTTTGTGTGGCTTCCATTTGGGCCTGTTCTCTAGTCTTACGCCCCGCAGCTACTTCGGCTTCTAATGCTTTAATTCTTTCGTCTTGAGCTTTACCAGTAACACCGGTAGCGGTATCTACAAATTTATTAACCGCATCAGATACGCCAGGAATAATAGCTCCCGCCGCTGTCATTTTGGCTATATCGCCAAGATGTTTAACAACACTCATACTATTCTCCCTTTAGTTTTACCTTTAATTGCGCAACCATCAGCACGGGATGATGCACTTACTTTACCGCCAGATTTAAAAGTCTTTGGCTCATACTTCATGGACTTAATTCCACCGCCACCGCCACCACCGCCACCACCACCGCTAGGTAATCTACCCATATCTTGCAGTCTTTCGGTATAGGTGCGTGGGCTTTCAGCTTTAGTTTTTGCCTTTTGATCTTCCGCTATTTTGCTTATTTCCGCCTTAGCTCTGTCAGACTTTTCTTTATCTTGCTTTACTTTTTCTGCTGCTTTGTCGTACTCGCTAGGGCCGAACTTTTCCTTTTGAGGGTTATATTTCTCACTCCCGTCACCGCCAACTTTTTTAGAAGGGTCAATAGGCTCTATTGGCATTTAGCAGGACTTTCCGCCTTTGTTCATCTTAATCATCTTGCCCTTGGTTTTGCCTTTGATCTCGACGCCACCACCTTTAGCCATGCCATGCAAACGCTTCTCATGACCTTTAACAGCCTTGGCAGCTACCTGCTTTATCATGGGTTTATCTTTAGCTATATCTGAGTGCGCTTTGCCGCCTTTTTTCATACCAGCTTCAGCCATCTCATGCTTAATCATGGACTTGGGGGCACCCTTTTTCTTCATGAAGCCAATTTCTTTTTTAACCATCATTTTAGATTCTTTCATTTCTCCACCTTTTTTAAAAGTTTTGCCTTTGTCGGCTTTGTTAAACTCCCGCCCCACGGACTGTGGGATTCCAACCTTTTTGGCAAACGCAGGGTTATTTGCGACTGCCGCCATTAAATTATGTTGCTTTTTTGAAACACTAGGCATTTATTTTGCCTTGAATAAGTTGGTCAATTTTTGCTTCAAGTTTGTTAAAGCGTTGGTCAATATGGACCATAATTTTGTCAATTTCTGCTTGAGTGACGTTATCACGAGCCACCTCCTCACGAGTTTTGTTTAGTAGAATATTAAGACGAGCTAGTTCCGCAGATTTTTCTCTTGCCCAAAGACCCACGATTACCCCCGCCAAAGATAAAACTGCATTCCATAACATTAAAAACTCAGGGCTCATACCATCTTCCCTTTAGTTTTACCACGAATCTCGCACCCACCGCCACGAATAGAACCACCTTCTTTACAGTTCCAAGCCCGTAGAGACTTGTTAATGCGTGAATCTGGATCATTAGCCGTTTTGGCTGAAGTTAACTTACGCTTCATACCCTTCATACGGGCGCAGAAAGAATCCCGTCTTGAACCACCTTCTGGCTGAGGACGTTTGAGTCCAGGCTTGCCAGGATTAGCTGCATTGTAAGACGCACGTCCTTTAGCGTTTAAACCGCCACTAGGGTTCTTACCTTCTTTGCGAGTCCAAGCTGGTGACTTAGCCATTATGCGGCTCCTTTATTAGAGTCTACTGAACGAATTAGTGGATAAAGAAACTCTTCCCCAAAAGAACCTTCAAACTCAGTAATACCCATATGACCTAGCTTAATTGTTGGGTCAATCCATACCTCATAGCCATGCTCTCTAGCACGGTCGCAGAATGTGTAATCCTCGCCAACATATCCGTCAGGTTTAGACTGAAAGTCAAATACGGAATAGCAGAATTTATCAGGGTGTCCATTTTCAACCCGATCATCGTGGTATTTCCACTCAGGGTGATTATCAATTAGGGTTTGAATAACATCCCTACGGATCAACATAAAAGCTGTAGCAATGCGTTTAGCCTTAACCAAGCCATAAGCGTTCATATAAATACCACCATCAGCGTCCTGCTCTAATGTAGAGATATAGACACTGCCTTTTTTACGGGCGGTTGGAACACCACCTACGATACCTTTTTTAGGGTCTGTATTCCAAGCCATAAGGCGGAAGATGTCTTCGTAGTTAAAGTTAATGTCAGAGTCAATAAACATTAGGTCGGTGCAGTCTGAAGCCATAAAGTCTTTGACAATCAAGTTACGCACACGGGAAACGACTGAACATCCAGAAATATTGCAGATCTGAATTTCAACACCGTGTTTAGGTGCTTCTACAGCAAACTGCGCCATAGCAATAGCCAGCTTTACCGAAACTTTAAAATCATAAGCAGGAAGACCAAGCATGATCTTCCTACCTACCAAATTAAATGAACCCTGCGCTTGTAGTGGTTCTGACATTTTTTATCCGTAAAAGACAACTACAGAGGCTGTATTAGTAACGGTTCCATGCAAATCGGTCTCAACTAAAATGCCTTCCGCAGGAATAACAATGTTATAAGCACCAGCATTAGCAACGGCTGGTGTGTTCATGGTAAACAAAATACCCCCACCCGAACCGCCATCCCTAAAAACAACAGAACCAGCTGAGGTTCCTGGCACTACATACAGTCCTTTAATACGGATTCTACCTAAATTAGCAGGGGTTCCAGCATTATTGGTGACTTGTCCAGTAGCCGTTAGTGGTGCTGAGGCTTGTACATCAGTTTGCATTGCCATAATTAATCTCCAAAAAGTTAAAGTGGACTAGGGAAAACCCTAGCCCGCTAGATTAATTAGGTTGTCGAGAACGGAGTAGCAACAACGCCTGAACCATTTACAGTACCACGAACCATATAAGCATTAGCAGCAACGGCTACGATTTCAATCCATGTGCCAGCAACGCCACCAGTGGTGCCGCCGTTTAGGTTAATAAAATCAAAGGTATCAGCAGCCAAAGCGTTATACGCTACGAGTGCATCAGAAGAGTCGGTATCTACACCCATCAAAGAACCGATGAAATAGTCACCAGAAGCTGGGGTTGTACCAATCTTCAATGTAGATGTAGTAATGGTGGTTGGAACCCAAATAGTGTAAAGCACACCCTCGTTATTGACGGTGTTTGGATCTTGACCAGGACCAGATGTTACTGGATTGGTAGAAACATTAATAGTAGGTAGGGTCAAAGTTGTAGTAGCTGCTAATGCGCCACCAACAGAGATAATACGACCGCCATGGTCTACAGGATTTAAGGTGGTGGTAGCTGAAATCGCAATTACAGCGCCTGGACCTTGTTGATAAATACCGCCCAAAGAACGAATTGGACCTTGGAATGTGGAACGTGCCATGTTAATTCTCCATACAAAGTTGGCTTATTAATCGTGTATGCGTCTGCTGGGGCAGTTTAATAAGCGGTTTTCCCAGTTTTAAATATCTTACTACAAACAAATAAAAAAGGGGAGTTTTTGGCTCCCCCTTTTCAGCACAATTAAGCGCCTTGTGAACCCCACATACCGAGGGGATCAGACCAGCCAAAGCTGTAACGCTCACGAGACTTGTAACGAACGTTACCAGTATCGAAATCTCCGTCCATGCTGTTGCTCAAAGGGGTACGAACAAAATGCTTCAT